TTCTAAAAGTTGGTACACCTGCCGCGCCATTTGGCGCGGCTAAGAAAGTATTAGCAGTCTGACTGGCAAAGTTTGACGGTGTTACCGCTAAAGTACCTCCAAGAGTTAAGTTTCCTGATGTCGTGACTGTGCCAGTTAGTGCAATACCACTAACTGTACCTGTACCATGTACACTTGTTACTGTCCCTGACCCACTACCGCCACCTGCTACAGGAATAATGGTTAAATCACCATCTGCATTGATTTGTATTGCCTGTGTCACATCTAACGGTATTCCTGGGCACATTGACTTAGCTGTCATGCCATCCCATTGCTCAATAATGACCTGATTTGCCAATGTATCAACGTTAGCAATTTGCAAGTTCTTTAAAACATTTACCAACCCGAGACTAACGCTAGATGGCACAACATCAACTGCTGTTGTGCTATTTGTGAGCATATTAATCTGCACCACATTTGACACGATTCCGTTCGCATCCATTGTCACATAATGCCCAGTTATAGCCATTTGTGACGTGGTTATAGCTGATACAAGTTTAACGCGAATAGTGCTTGAGTGTGTAGTAATCATTATAATCCTAATGTCATGTAGCCGAATATTTTTGATTGGATGCCATTAATGCTGTTTAATTGTACCGTGGTTAAATGCTGGTAATCGTCTGCTGCACCTCCTTGTAAATCCGTAGCGTTATTATGCAGCGGAATACTGAATGCTCCTGTGCCATCCAAAAAAATGGTATTATCGGTACCGTAAACTGGCAAATCCCCCAAGCCTGCAATCTGTTCTGCTGTTAAATGGTAATACTCGCCAATGTCACCACCCTGAATGCCCACTGTGTCATTGTGAAAAACAAATGATAACCCACCAGCACCATTTACAACCTGATTTGTATCACCATTAAACGTTGGCAATTGAATAGCATTTTGCCATTCTAATAATGTTAAATGATACCGCTCGGTGATACTACCACCCTGGATGCTGTCTAGCGCGTTGTGTAGTTTTGTTGTCGCCGCCGTTGCCAGGTCATCAAGGTAGTTTTTCAGATTGCTAAAATAAGATGACCATATAAGGCTTACAGTGCTGTCGGTTATTTGATTGCTTAGCGGCGGGATTGGGTTATTTATGCTCATGCTATGTGCCTTTTACGTTTGTTTTTGTAAGCGCGGTCCCCACAGTCCAAAACATACCAGGCTATACCGACCATAACCACACCTAAACCGATGACAAAAAATATTGTTTGTTTAAGCATTGGCCTCACCTATTGATAGTGTCACATCGGTTAAAACAAACTTCACAGGGTCGGTCATGCGTATTTTAAATACCCACGCTCTAGCCTGTCCCAGTCTACGCCATTCTGCCCGTGCATTAAATTCGCCACGTCTGCCGAGTTCTGTTTCAAGGTACTGACCCCAAGTATGCCCGCTGTCTCGGCTCATTTGCAAAAAGACAGTTGGATTTACTCCTTGTGGAAATGCGGGGTCACTTGACGCAACCAATCCCTGACCAGTCTCAAACCATGCGCGGAATCTACTAACCAGGCTGTAATTTTGTGATGGCGCAAAAACCTGATTAAACCGTATATCTCTGACAATTTGCGCCCCTTCTTCTGTGTACACATCTGCATTGAGTAATGCCAGTTCTCCAGTAGTTGCACTTGACACAACGAACTTTTGCCCAAAAGCTAAGCCGCGTAGATACTTACTGTAAACCTGATTCCACGATTCAATTCTAGACCATGCGCCCGACTTAAAATCATATAACCATGTAGCCGTACCAGTGAATGTAATCTGATAAAAATAACGACCGTTTAACGCATAGACAAAACCCACAGCTTCGGAAACATCGCTGTACTTGTTGATAATGTAAGTTATATCGGGCGTGGATAGCTCGCTAAAACGTCCGCTTTGAATCATGCCGATAGCCAACATTCCGTATCTGTCTCTAACAAGAGCAACAAGCGAGTCATTCATGACTGCTAGTGAATCATTAGACACTAGACCATAAGTAATTGTTGCGCCCTGAATGCGGTCAAACGGAAACAATGCACCGCCGTTATTAACCCATATTTCAGTTGTTAGCTCACCGAGCAAGTATAGATAGCCGTTATCAGCCGCGACCGCCATTAAATTGTCTGGTGATGTTTCTGCACTGGCAAAGTTTAGCGCGTCCCATACCAAGCCATCATACACATTGCTAATAAAAAACTGCTGTGTCCCCCGTCGATTGACAATAAAATAACCATCTAAAAATGCGCATGAATCACAGCCGCCCGCTGGCAACTGGCTAGTAATATCGGTTATATGATAGTTGTTTTTAGTGTCTACGATGTAACCATAATTCTTGGTAATGATTAGTAATTGCGTACCATTGTCAGTGATGTGAGCTGAACCCGATACGTCATTATCATTCGATAAGTTAGCTATCTTTTTTGGCTTGCCGTCTTTTATTAAAAACAGCTTGAATCCTTGCAAAACCAGCGCACCTTGTAAGCTGGGCATATAATACATTGCTCTTGTAACAGCCCCCGATGGTCTACACCATGCTGTTGTTCCTGGCGTACCGTAAGCTGTTACGGGTGAGCGATCTGGTTCTGTCGGAATGTCAAAATAGACATTAGTTCGGTCTTCAGCTGTAATCGTTGCTGATTTGCTTTGTACGTTTGCGCCAAATATGCGAAGGTCGAGTGCCATTATTATTTGCCTTTTATTTTGTCGGCTATACTAAGTTTTCGCTTCTTTTTATCGTATTAATGCTAGCCATTATGGATCGCTCCATTCTATCGGAGATATATTCATAGTTTCACAATTATATAATTCTTGGCTTAATTTTCGTGATTCATAAGTAGACTGCCACCAGTTCATATTAGAATCATATCTAGCCTCTGCCCGCTTCCCATTGCTGTAAATAACCAATACCGCCCTGTCGTCGCTTGGTAAATAGTCGCTTGTCCTTACTGAGTCTCTACTAATATCTAAAAATTGCATTATCGACCACCGAACTTGTCTGTAAAAATGTTGTACGCACCGCCGAATCCCATTAACTCAGGGGCTGTCTGGCTAGTCAATGACTTTGCATTAGTGCGCATGATGTTACGCTTTGCGCTATTGGCAATATCAATGATGTTCTGACTTGCTGTGAGTTGGTAGCTTGGTGCAAGTTCAACAGCTAACATTGCCTGTAGCATACGATAGTAACCCTGTGGCAATTGAACAAACTCTGAGACGTTGGCAAACTCGTTAATCTGCTTGTAGCTGTAGAGTGTGACAGGGATCACGCTGGATGGAACCGGGTAGAATGTCAGGGTTTGAGCTGGATAACTTCCAGTTGCATAAACGTATTGAGGGTAATTGGTCTGGAGTGTTTTAAGTGAGATTGCTGCATAATCATCATAATCGATAATTGCCACAGTCATATCAACATTGCCAGAAGTGCCAGATATTGCGACTGTGCAGGCTTTTAATTCTATTGGTCTTGATGTTGTAAAATCGGACGCGGGAATCGTTGCGCCCCATGTATATGATGCCTGTCCACCAACAAGATTGAAATTATCCTGCGTAACGGCATTAATCGTAAATGACTCATTAGCCAAAGACTCAATCAAGCTATTCAGCGCACGCAATGCGGTATTGGACTCTTCCGCTGTCAAATTTATGTCAGGGCTATAGACCATCAGCATTGTGAGGGCATCCTGGATAAGTTCTTTCACGGTTACTTGCATCGTTTAGCCCTTTTTTTGTAAATTAACCCCGAATGGTGCGCATTGTTAATAGGCGTTCGGGGTGTTATCGTTATACTACGGTTGCGTTAGCGTTACCCAATTGACAAGGTCTATACACAGTGATTGTGTAGGTTTCACCCGCTGTTGGTGTAATCGAGCCCGCTGTCGGATTTACGAACGTAATACCGACTGTGTTAGCTGCGGTAATACGAGCATTACCGATAGCCAAGCCTGTTTGTGCAGTTGGTTTAGTGATTGATAAAACAACGTCAGCAACCTGCAAAGTATCACCGACAGATAATCCAGTTACTGTAAAAGTTTGTTCAGTTGCTGTTGCTGCACCAGCGGCTGCTGGTGTTAAAGCGAGCTGAACAATTGAAACGTGTGCAAAGTTTGCGATTGTTGAAGCTACGACGTTTGGTGCTGCCATGATAAATATCCTGTAAATTCGTAAAAAGCCACGCGTTTGAAGTGGCTATTGTTTTGTTAATGTTAGCCTGTTTAGCCCGTTACGCGGGTAGCCAGCTCAGGATAAAGCGCAGCATAACCGTACAACACGTCAATACGAGTATAGAAGTTGTCTGATTGAACATCGTACCAATCTTTAATTAATCGTAATGATAGTCCCGCAGCTTTAGAACTAGCAATCTCAGAACCACCGTTGCCAGTTGGGCGTTTTAAGTCCGCGCAAGCAAGCGTAAATGCTGATTGGTGCATAAAGATGTTTTGAGGAGTAACCGCGCCATTCAAACCAGACAGAATTGTACAGGTAGCGGACGCGCCGATGCTGTTAGTTGTGCTGGTAACGTTTTGGAATGAACCGCTGAAAATCGGGTAGGGGGAGATGCCGACAGAAGTAGCAGAAGCCAAGGTATCAGCTTTAACAACAAAGTTTTGCAACACACCAGTGCTTTGGCGTGATTGTGGATTGACCGCAAAGACACCAGCAATTGTAAACACAGTTCCAGCCGTCAACGTGCCAGTAATAGCCGCAGTTGTCAGAGTATAAGCTGTGGTTGCGTCTGCCTGGATAGTGTTACCGCCAGCCTGAGCCGCGCCGCCTGTTGCAAACGTACCGTTCTGTGTACCTGCTGTGTACATGGGAACGTTTTGGTCGCCGTAAAAATCAAATCCCAGAACATTGGAACCCATGCGACCATTTGTGTACTGATTGCTAATTGATGTTTGCGGATTGAACAGTGAAGCGTTAGCAGTTACCAGGCCTGTATTAGTTGCAGGGCTGATAATAGCTGAGCGTTTTCCATCACGTGGGCAAGCGTTTTCGTCAAGTTTTTGACCAGCTTGAGCGATTGCAAGTAATGCTTGAGCCGAAGTCGGAGTACCTGTTAGCTGCCCTGGCGTCCCTACGAAGTTGTAAGTATTTTTGTACGCCATCTGCAAACCGTTATAGTCGATTTTATTTGCAAGTGCTGCCATCGCAGGAACAATAAATTGCTCTCTGAAATCGTTGATATTCAGCGTGTAGTCGACAGAAGACGCACCCAAATCAACGTGGTCTTGGTTTGTCAGTGTAACAGGTACATAAGTCTCTACACTAGGCTGTACGACAAGTGCCTGACCTGATGTAACCTGGTAACGTGATGGTTTGCGTACGTTTACAGTCGCGCCGATTTTACCGCCTCTGGAAGAAAACTGGCTGTCGTAGTTGCGATTAACGCGGCTTGAGAATGTTAATTGGTTTTCTAAAACCTCAAGACATTCATATGTTATTTTACTAGTGGTTAGTAATTGATTGGCTGCCATTTTGGCACGCTCCCTTGAAAAAAGTTAATTTCTCAGTCGGGGAGCGAAACCGTTTTAACGCTGTTTTACTGTGGTTAGTTGTTCAGTGTCATTTTACGCATGGCTGCGAGTTTTTGATAGTGTGATTATGCGCTTGTCAATATAAATGAGCAAATTTATTTGCTCATTGCCCGCTTAGCAGCTCTATAAGCGTCATAATCACCAGCTTTTAACGCAGCATCTAAAGCCGCCTCACCTGCTAAAATTGGAGCGGTGCCGCCTTTGACTGGCTCGACTGGTGGGGGTGCTTTGGACATTTGCCGTTGTTGTGTTGCTGGTTGCGTTGTTTGTGCGGTTAGCTGTCCTATGCGCATTAAGCGCATTGCTGGCGATAAACTAGCCAGCTCATTCATCAATGCTTCATCGTTGCCAATTTTGTAGACAATTTCTGCTACATTATCAAGCTCAACAATTGCATCGGCGACCCCGTCATTAAATACCCCAGCTTCATTTGCATAATAAAGAGCTTCATCGTAATCGGGATGAGTTTGTCTAAATGCGTTCTCTTTTGATTTAATAGTATCGCGCTCGGCTTTGATAGCTTGCTCTTGCTGCGTGCGCTGTATCGCTTCCTGCACGCGTATTTCTATTTGTGCTTCTGTGTATTGCTCATACTTTTTGCGATAGTCATCATTAAATATCCCGCCTGTATAATCATCTGGATTCGGCTTAACTAATCCTTGTTGTTGCTGATGCCCTGGCTGCGTTTTCTTGCCATTAAGCTGCGCCTCAAGTGCTGCCGCGCGTTCTTCTGCTGCTTTTGCCCTTGCGTTAAGCTCCCTTATTCGTGACTGTGCGTCGCGTTTTTTTTCTGGCTCTGGCTCTGGGGAAGGCTCTGGCTCTGGGGAAGGCTCTGGCTCTGGGGAAGGCTCTGGCTCTGGGGAAGGCTCTGGCTTCGGATCGTAGTCGCTCATTAATCTGATTCTTGGCTCTTCTGCTTGTGCTTGTAATTCTGTAGTTTCTGTCATTTTTTACCCCTGTTTTAATCTTTCATTATATTCCTGTAGCTCTTCTTTTGTTACAAGTCGCAATTCTGTTATCATCTCCCGCTTCTTTTCTGGCTCTGGAATTTTATCGCAACACGGTTCTGGATTTTTTATTGTTCTTGCAATAGCAATAAGCAGATCGGTCAATTAGTGCGGA